ATTTTGCCATTCAATTTGATAATTAACTTTATCAATAATATTATAATTATTTATATCATTATTATCTAAAACTGAATATTGTTTCCAAAATGTGTAAATTGATTTATTATCTGAATATAACATTTTATATATTAATAAAATTACTAGTGGTGTATATTTTAAACAATCAATTTTATAATTATCAAAATTTTTAAAATTATTTATACAATAATTATAAATTATATCAGTTTCATACACGTCAAGTTTTAAAATTGCAGTAGAAAAATTATTTATATATTCTATATATCTTTCTATTTCAGTCTTTTCTATTATATTTCCACCTTCATCAACTTGATTACTATTTGTAGCAAATTGTAAATATAATGCATTTTTATAATAAGAATTTCTTGAAGAATAAAGATAAAATATTTTAAATCTTAGTTGTTCATATAAATTATTATAACATTGTTTGAGTGTTTGCAATGAATCTAGTAATATATCTTCTGTAGTATTTGATAAAAAATCCAGCCAAAATTGTTCCCAATAATTTGATTCAACTCTTAATAATGTAATTACTGAAGACATATCGCTTTCTTTAATATTATAGTAATACACATTATTATCTAAATTTGATAAATTAATATAATCTGGCAAAAGTACCGGTTCAACTAATGTTGCTTCAATCTTTGTTAATATTGATTTGAAATTACCAAGCATAAATAATTTTTCGGGTATAATGTACCAATTATTTATAGAACCTGTATTATTTATATTTAATACAATACAATTTTTATTCATATATGTAATACTTAATTCATTAATATTATAGTCAGACTGTATTACTTTTTTATTATTATATGTTTTAATAATTTCAAAATATGGAATTTCTAATTTTAAACATTGATTATATAATAAATCACCATTTTTTTCTAATATTTTATGACCATTTTTACCAAAATTTAAATTGCCAATGTGTCTATTATTTTGACATAGTGAAAACATCGTATGCTGTCGATATACTGTTTTAAAAAAGGTAATTTCAGGATTTTGAATAATTGGTGAATCTTGAATTCCTATAGTTATAAGTTGGATTAAACCTCCACCCATTTTTTACTTTATTTATATATTATAAAATAATCTTTAATATAAATTAAAAAATTATATAATATTGTATAATGGAATATTATATTAAAGCTATTTTATTAGAAGATTGTGTGTATTCAATTAGAGCTAAAGAATTATTAGAATTAAATAAAATTAAATCTGATATAATTAATATTAGTTCTTCAGAAAAAGATAAATATAAAACTAATCAAATTTATACTTTCCCTCAAATATATTTATGTAAACATGATAAAGGATCTCTATTATTAGGAGGATGTTCTGATTTAGAAGATTTTATTTATAATTTTAAAGGAAATACTTATGATAATGTCAAAATTGATGAATTTATAAGTAAATATGGTTGGTCAAAAAATGCAACATTAAGATTAATAAAAATTATAAACATTTAATTTAAACAAAAATAATTTTTCCTTCAGCATAAATTCCAACTGGTTTAGATTCAATATCATAAACAATACCTTTTTCTTTTTGTTCATAATAATATTCTTTACCCTCAAATATTATTTTATCTAGTAAATCTTCTTCAATAATGCTATCTTTCTCAACAGGTGTATCAAAATTAGTTTGTAACAATTCTTTAGCTTTAAGATATTTTACTTTTATTTTATTAAAATCCAATCCTTCACCATTACATACAGCAATTAATAATTTTATTTTTTCTTCTGTTATATTATTTTGATATTCTTTTTTAATATCTAATAAATCTGATTGTATTTTATCATCAAGGTGATTTATGATATCAACAAAATCGGTTTGTAAATCTTTTAACCCTTTAAGTTTTCTCATTAATAAATTAAATTATTAATGAGAATATACATTAATTTCAATTTTTATATGAATTAAATCAAAATTTAAGAATATACATTAATTTCAATTTTTATATGAATTAAATCAAAATTTAAGAATATACATTAATTTCAATTTTTATATGAATTAAATCAAAATTTGAGAATGAATCCAACACATTTTTTCATTTGCACGATTTATTATAATATAATTTGCATTTCGGTTGCACATTATGCATTTGTTTTTGGTTACTATTGGAACTAGTACATTTGTATATGCTGTTATATTCACTGGTTTTTTGTAAATTATAGATTCTATTGTCTTTAACTTTATATCTATTATATTGTAATTTATATTTATTATTGGATAAATATATTGATTCTGTTCTTGTATTTCTTTCAGTAGATTTTGAATTTCTATTATGATATGTTGATTCATTATTATAATTATTTTTAGGTTGTTTATAATTATTATTCAATTTTTCACAATATTCATTATAACATAATTGATTATATATATCATTATCATTCTCTTGTTCTTGTTCTTGTTCTTGTTCTTGTCCCTGTTCCTGATTAGTGTCTAGAATATCTATATTGATATTGATATTTTTAAAATTATCTGATTTTCCACAATCAACAATTTTACTTTTAATCCAATAATCTATATCATTATCTCTAAACAACTGTAACATACCTAATATACACAATTAAAATAAATGAATTAATAAATATTATGTTCAATTTTTTATATTTTTAATTATAAAAACAAAACAAAACAATGGCACATCTAATTAGTATTTACGTTCAGAGATAAGTCTTCGTAGTTCTCCAACAGTCATTATCACGACTTTCTTACCCGCTTTATCACGTGAATATAACCGCCGTCTTTTTATAATGTCGTCAATAGAGTCAAACAATACCCAACAAATTACTTTTTTGCGTGTATCATCTTTAATCTTTTCATAATGAAAACGTGGTGGTGGTGTGAATTCGCTAATACGGTAAACAATACCATACACATGGGTCACTTTTCCATTATCTCCATCTTCTTTTTCAATTTTCGGTAACCGACCTTTTGAAATAATAGATGAATATTGAACATTAACACCTATTTCTTCTGCACATTCATGCCAAGCTGAGGTTTCCCATTTACCATCTATACCAATTGATCCGGTTACACCTAACTGAAAATCATCTATTTCTCCAGTCCCAGATTTTACTAAATAAGCCGGTAAAGCAACGTATAAGTTATCTAAATGGGTCGGTAGAAGATTGAGAATAGATTTTTTGGTTGCATACAATGTTTTGGACACAGCAACAGTTTTATCTGTTGCAATATGTTCAAGTTCATTCTCAATATGAATATGCCATGTATCATCATACGACTTAGGTTGTTGCACTAGTAGTGTATCTTGTTGTGACATTTCAGGTTGTTCCACTGGTCGTGTCTCTTGTTGTGACATTTCAGGTTGTCGCTGTTCAGATCGTCGCCATTGTGTCATTTCAGATTGTCGCCATTGTGTCATTTCAGGTTGTCGCTGTTCAGATCGTTGCCATTGTGTCATTTCAGGTTGTCGCTGTTCAGATCGTCGCCATTGTGTCATTTCAGGTTGTCGCTGTTCAGATCGTTGCCATTGTGTCATTTCAGGTTGTCGCTGTTCAGATCGTCGCCATTGTGTCATTTCAGGTTGTCGCTGTTCAGATTGTCGCCATTGTGTCATTTCAGGTTGTCGCTGTTCAGATCGTTGCCATTGTGTCATTTCAGGTTGTCGCTGTTCAGATTGTCGCCATTGTTCTGTTTGACGATGTGGTTGATACGTCCATCCTTTTCCAACTCCTCTACCTTTACCTTTCTCTGTGCATTTGCCTTTACCTTTGACATTACCTTTTCCGGTTTTGGTTTTGTGTTCCCACGAATTATTTCGTGTTGATGAAAGTGTACATTGACCACCTTTTCCTCTGGTGCCTCTCCAAGCACCTTTGCATCCTACGTCTATTACTGACGATGATGCACGATTAAATAATGATGAATCTGTAGAGTATACAGATCCTTCACCATCGGGTGAAACAATATTATACGGGGTATTAATATTATTTGTCATGGTCTGATGAGTACACATGCACTTGACTTTGAAACTAAGAAACATGTAAAATTTTATATTTTCAATTTTTTATCAATAATTAAATATATCAATAAAGTACTAAATTATTACTTAAAAAGATTTTAGTATATATTTTATAATGTTTTTAGTAGATAAGTATTACAATGATTCAAATTATATAACATGTCATCAAGCTATTATAAATAAAATAATAGATAGTTTTGATGCTCACAATCAAATATATTCAAATATTGATTCAATAATTAAATTACCAAATGTTGATTTTAATAAAATAATTAATGATTTAGAATATGGTATATGGAGATATTCAAATTTTCAACATTTAATTGTATATGGTCCAAGTGGTTGTGGTAAAGAATATTTAGTTAATAAATTATTAGAAAAAATATATGGTAAATTTAGTGTTGAATTAAAAGAAGTTGAATATACAGTAAATGGATATTCAAATACAAAAACTAAAATTATGATAAAACAATCTAAACATCATATTATTATTGAACCTAATTCAAATGGTTTTGATAAATATTTAATTCAAGAAATAATTCAAGATTATGCAAAATCAGAATTATTAAATATTTTAAAACATCGTAAACTTTTTAAAGTTGTTATTATTAATAAGATAGATAATTTGTCATATTATGCACAAGCATCATTGAGACGTACAATGGAAAAATATTCAAACACATGTAAATTTATTTTAATATCAGATCAATTATCTAAAATAATTGAACCAATAAGATCAAGATGTTTAATGATTCGTGTACCATTACCATCACCTGAACAAATTTTAGAAACTCTTTTACATATATGTCAAAAAGAAAAAATAACTATATCATATATAACATTAAAAACAATAATAGAAAATTCTGATAATAAAGTAAATCATGCAATATGGTTATTAGAAATGTTCAAATATGGTATTAAATATGAAAAAAATTGGGAACATGTTATAGATATGATTGCAAATATTATTATTAAACCAACAATTCAAAATAATAAAAAACTATATAGTGTTATGAAAAAGATAAGAGAACAATTTTATATATTATTTATTACAAATATACCAACACAGCTTATAATTCGAAAAATAATGTTAAAATTAATTAATAAAACGGATAATTTAAAACTTAAATATAATATAATTGATATTACATCTATTTTTGAACAAAGATTAAGTCAAGGAACTCGACATATAATTCATATTGAAGCATATATTGCTAGATTAATTTATTTATTTACGAGTTATCATAATAATGATGAATATAATTATAATTTAGATGTTCTTGAAATATAAAATATAAAAATCTAATATATATTAATAAATAATGGAACATGGATTTTATGATTTGGAAGATAAGATTAATATTATATATGATTATTTGTATAATGTAAATACAAAAAATTGTTTTAGTATTGATAAAATTAATCTTGGAAAAATATCAATTGATGATATTAAGATATCAATACCTACAAATAACGATGATATTGATTTTTATAATAAAAATAAAGATGATATTATAAATGCACGATTTAAATTGATAAATTATGATGAGGACAATAAACAGATAATATTAAAAAGATATTCTAATCAATTTCCAATAAATGTTAAAATTAATTTTTATAATAATAAAAAAATAAATAATTTTGATTCTAATGTTAATAATGATTCTTTATTTTCATATTTATTAAGTTATTTAGTATTAAGTAAAAAAACAAAACATATTTTATTACCTATAATAAATGTTGATGTTAAATTATCGGATATTGAAAATATTATTAAAAATTATCCATTATATCCAAAAATAAAAAAAGCAATAAATAATAATGAAATAAGCGACATTTGTAGTTTACAGTTAAGAGAAGATTTTTTTAAAACAATAACATTAGAAGATTATTTATCAAAACATATTTGTTCTTATAAGGAATTATTATTTCAAGTAATACATACATTAGCTGTATTACAAAAAGAATATTCAGGATTTAGACATAATAATTTATTACTTAAAAATATTATAATTTATCTTAAAAAATCAACAGAATCATATTCTGTATATGATTCTCTCAGTACAAATTCTGATGATAAATTTTATTTACCAAATCATGGATTTGATATTAAAATTACAAATTTTGAAAATGCGGTTATACCTAAATATCACGGAGAATTTAATATAAAAAATAAAAATATTAAATTTGCAGATGAAAATAATCATTATTATGATATATATGTATTTTTAAATGATTTATTAGGAGGTATTACTAAAATGTCAATGAATTCTGATGATAATAAATGTGATAAAGATACACGACAATTTTTAGATTATGCTATTCCCAATAATATTAGAGGTTTAAATATGAGTAAATTTAATAAAAATCATGTTATTACATCACCAATTGAATTATTAAATAATAAATATTTTAAAGAATTTAAAAATAAACCTTCTAAAAATCACACTGAAGAAACTATTACAAATCATAATTATTTAACAGGTAAACATACTATTGATACTTTTTTAGATTCTGATAATTATTCTATATTAGGGCATCAATATAATTTAATATCTAAAACTAATATAATGAAAAAATCTAAACAACATAAATTAAAATCATCGCAAAAAAATACTGTAACTGAAACTGATAAACAATATTATTCTGGTTTAAGAATTATTAATAATGATAATGACAATCACATGGAATTAAAATTAAATAGAACATTATATATTATGAATGGTGGAGGTGATAAAATTGAAACAGCACCTTATAAAACTGAACGAAATACACCGTTTATGTCAAATGATAATAAAGATACATATAAAAAACGTTCATTAGAAAACCCAACTAGAGAACCACCAGTTATTTTAGAACAAAAAATATATGATACATCGCAAAAGCCACAACCAAAGCCACAATTTCCACCTTCTTTTATTCCATTATATGATCAATCAGGAGATACAATGAATCACATGTTACCGTATTCTAAAGTTATGAATCAACCACCATTACAAAAAGTATATAATATTAGTTTAACTAATCCATTGGCAAATCATACATCAATTAATAGAATATATGAAGATATATTACCAGGAAATCCAAATACTCTATCTGCAATAACATTATATGAACGTAAACAATTAATAGATTTTTTAAGAAATACAATATTGCACTCTTGTGATGGTGAAGAAATGAATATTACAGGTGGTAAAAATTCATTATTATCTTATATTAAGATTATGGATGTAAATCCGTATACACTTAATAAAAACCCATATGCAGATTTACCAAGAAATTTTTTACTTTATAGAGCTGGATATCCTGTACGATTTGATGAAAGAAATAAATTAATTGGTATTGGTAAACAATCGATGGGTGTTAATGTTAGAATATATATGATGTCACTTGGTGATCTAAGATGTAAAACTATAAATGATAATATAAATAATAATAATTTTGATTTATGGAGAGAACTAAAATATTATGATTGGGTAAGAGATGAAATTGTTAAAAAAAAAGTATCACCTAATTTTATTAGTCCAATATTATATAAAATTGATTCTGAATCAAAAATTAATTGGTCACAACTTGAATTAATAAAATCAAAACAAACAATAAATATTAATGATATTAACAAAAATGAACAAAAAATTAATAATTTGCATAAAATTGATAAAAATGATGGATTATTTCAATCATTATTACCATTACAATTTAGAACAGTTAATAAAATTATTAATGCAGTAAAGAATCATAAATCTAAAAATGATGATAAAGAAGATGAAATTGAAAAAGAAGATTTAACAATTAATTCTGGAAAAGCATTAATATTATTAACTGAAGCACCAACAACAAGTTTTCTAAAATGGTCATCTGCAAATTATGAATCTTTTGGATCAGTAAAGAAAATGACATCAACCGGCCACCATACTGTAGATGTATGGAAGTCGGTATTATTTCAATTAGTATATTCAATGGCTGTTTTACAAAATAAAAATATTTATATTAAAAATTTTTCATTAGAAAATAATGTATATATAAAAGATATATTTTCAGATCCAAATGCTGTTGGATCATGGATTTATAAAATTGATAATGTTGAATATTATGTTCCAAATTTTGGTTATATATTAATGATAGATACAAAATTTACAGATATTGAACCAGATATTAAATCTGGTGATGATAAAGAATATAAAATATTAGGTAAAATATATGATAATAATATTATACCACTGAATATATTAGATGGTTTAATTTATAATAATTTTAGAGATATAATACATCCAGATAATTTTACACATAAATTTAAAGTTAATGGAGGGTCAATACCTGATGAAAATATTATTAATTTACTTAAATCTATAAATTCAGATTCAAATCCAAGTATGAAAATCCAAGATTTAATACCAAAATATTTTAGTGAATTTGTACATAATAGAGTTGGAACATTACTATTAAAAAGTGAAAAAGAAAATATATTTACATTTTCAAAACCTAATTTTAATAAAGGTAATTTAATGGTTTATCAAAAAAGATTTAATGAATATGAATGGGTTATTTATATTGGTGATATTCCATTAAAACCTTTAAAAAAAAGAATATTAACAAAAAATATATCTAATGGATTATATGAACAAATTGAGGTATTTTCAAGTTCATTATATGGTTATCCGGAAAATGAAAAAATATTTCCAGAAACTAAAAATAATATGAAATATGATGAAACACATATTTATGAAACTTATAATTTAGATAATTAATATTAAAATATTTTCTTTATTAAATTAATGACAGTTAATAAAAAAGTATTTGATATTCAAGATTTACCTGTTGCATATTTTAATGATAATATAAAAGCAAATAAATTAAGAACAGAACTAATTAAAAATCAAGTTAGAATTTCAGAATGTGCACAAGGTGATCTAGAAAACACTTTTTTTTCAAATGAAAATTTGGATCTAATTAACAAACAATTAATTATATCAGTTTTTAAACATACAAATGGTCAATATAAAATTGCACCACAATCAAACCAAAGTCTCGTAATTATTCTTAGATATGTATTTATAGAATATGCAAGACACTTACCATACAATATACAAGAACAAATACGTGAACTTAATAATAAAGTTGTTTGTGAAATTTTACCAGATATAATTACACAAATTACACAAAGAACAGAATATTTAAAAACTATTAATGAACCAAGACAAATATTATCATTACCGGAATGTGTTGCTAAAGGAAAACGACAAAATCTACCATCTATTACATCTACTTTTTTTTAATTAAATTAACTTATTTATTAGGTTAATTTAATTTTTGTTATTTAATATAAACTTTTATTATTTAATATACAACATCACCTTTAGTCTCATCTTTATGTAATTTATACATGAAAATAATACCACGTTGACGAGCCATTTCAACAAAAGATGTTCCAGGCGGTGCACCTTTTCTAGGAGTTCCGCTAATTTCACTAGTTGGTGAACGATTTTGTACACCATTATTTGTTAAAACAGCATCAAAAACACTCATTGGATCGTACTGGAAATATTCATTAGTATATCTACCTGCCGTAAAATCTTGATGTAACATAACAATTGTTGATGACCCAACAACTAAGTTACGTTCTGGTGAGTTACGATTAATTTCCGCAAGAACAACAGATCTTAAATGATAAACATCAGATCTAATAGTAATTTGATCATCAAAATCAACTTCACGATCATTTAAACGTTCAAAACCGGATACAGATAAAGGTAAACGAGAAATATTAAATGGTTGCATATCATTGTAACGAATAACATTTGCACGTCTATCAACGAAAAAGAAAAGCACACCTCTAGAATATATTAAACTAGTGTGGCGAGGAACCATTGCACCATTTTCAATAAAATATTGATGTTGATCAAGTGCATCCGATAAACTAACAGGTGAATTATCATTAATAGTAGGTGGAAGACGTAAATTAATCATAGGAACAGCTGTTACAACAGGTCGCACATTTTGTTGATAAGGATTTACATTTACAATATTGTAAATAGGGGTTGTAGAAACAATAGTAGGACGGAAAGAGAAAGCAGATAAAAGTCTCTTTAATATAGTTCCATCATATCTACCATAAATTAAATCAGGATTATCTTGTTTATTAAGACGACACATATCAACCGATCCAATAAAATCACGGAATCCAGTATTGTAATACTGACCATTTCTTAAGTTAAGAACACAGTTCCATAATTGATGCTGAACATGTGCACGGTTATATAAATCTTGGAGAGAAGATCTGCTATCACATACAACATCATTTGGATCATTTGTTAATGCATAAAAAAGTTCATAATCAGGTCTGTTAGTTAAAGGTTCGCTATTGTATCTTGCTTTAATAATACCTGCAATATTAGAATGTAAAAAATGCGTTTCAAGTTCATCAATTTTTGGTAAAAACATTGCTGCAATTACTGCATGAATAGAATCAGTTGGTTTATGACCTAGTTCACGTCTATATTCACCAGTGATTGCTTCAAAATCACAGTCACGGTATTGCATAGACTGAAGTAATACTTGTGCATGTAATGGTCTTGATGATGCATGTAATTTAAGTATTTCTTGTAATAATTTATAATCATTATCACCTAATTTATGTGCAAATCCTTGGAAATCAATATTAATTGATCCTAATACTTTCATCATATTAGTAGATGGAGTAATAACTTCTAATGATTTCTGTCCAACTAACTCTTGTTCATATATACGTTGAAATTCAGTAAATTCATCATCAGTAAGTCCATGTTTAACTTTAAATAAACGTGCTTTTTCTAATAGTACATGAAAAGGATATTGTTGATTAGAATATTTATCTCTAATTAATTGAGCAAACTTTTTTGCTTTTTTAATAATTGAACCTTGTTTATCAAGGTATGATTTTTGAATTTTATCAACTAAATCAGAATCATTATATTTCTGTCTTAATTTCATAAAATCAGCAGACGATATTTTTCCATTATTCTTTTTAAAAAGTTTTTGTACTTCATCATCGACAGAGCCATCCGCACGATTCGAACGATTTTGTTTATCTTTGGACTGATTTTCCATAATATATATATATATATTATTAGAAATTTTTTTTTTATAATTAATTTTTAAACTTTTTTAAATTGATTATATTTTAAATTTGTATAAACTTATATATCTTATATAAAACCACTATATTTAATAATTTTATATAAACCAAAAATTTATTATATAAAGATTTAAACTATATTATATTAATGAATAAGTTATCTAATAAAGATAATTCACAACATGTACAATCAGATAATAATGATTTATGGGTTAATAAATATAAACCATTATGTGAAAGTCAGATTATAGGTAACCACATACAAATTAATAATTTTAAAACATGGATAACAAATTTATCTACAACAAAAAATCAAGGTATAGTTATTTCAGGTAATCAGGGTTTAGGTAAAACTTTAACAATTAAATTAATATTAGAAAAACTTGGATATATACCAAGAATTATTAATCCAAATGAAATAAAAGATCATAGAATATACGATGATTTTAATGATTATTATAATTTTATTAATTCTATTTATTCTAAAATACAATTTAATGAAAATAAAAATAAAAAAATAGCATTAATTTTTGATGAAACTGAAAATATCACATTAACAAGTGAAAAAAAATATATTATGGAAATTTATAAAGAAAATAATAAATTAAAAAGTTTTCCTCTTATTTTTATTTCTAATAATCAACATTCAAAATTATTAAATGATTTAAAAAAAGGTTGTCGTGAAATTATCTTTACTAATCCATCTATTACTGAACTTAAATATCTTATTAATAAAATTTGTCTTAATGAAAATATAACTTTTGAATCAGATGTATTAATAGACAAACTTATTAAATTTGCTCAAAATGATATTAGACGTCTTATTAATTTATTACAAGAATTATCATATCATATTAGTGATAATAAAATTACCGATATTAATATTAATGAATTTATTGAAAAATCACGTGAAAAAAATATTGATGTTGGATTATTTGATTCTACTGAAAGAATTCTAAATAATTATCTAGATTATGAAAATATTATTAAATTATATGAATCTGAAAAAGTTTTATTACCTTTAATGATACATGAAAATTATTTAAAAAAAATATTAAATAAATCAAAAGATAGTTGGCAAAATATTATTTATAATATAGTTAAAGTTTCTGATTCTATTTCAAGAGGTGATAATATTGAAACAAGTATTTATACAGATCAAAATTGGTATTTACAAAATATTCACGGATTTTATACATGCTTAAATACTTCATATTGGATTAATAAAAATAATACAAATTATACAATTAAAAATGAAGAAATAAAATTTAGTTCTGATCTTAATAAAACTTCTCTTAAAAATATTAATAGAAAAAATATAGTTAATTTATCTAAAATTATTAACAATAAATCAAATCAAGAAATATTAATGCTTAATAAAATATGTAATCATTTAATTGATGAAAATAATGAAAATAAACTTATTAAAATATTAAATGGATATGGTAAAGATATTACAATAAAAGAAATTGAATTATGTCTTAAAATTGATAAAACTACTGATTTTAATATATTAGCATCAAAAGATAAAAAAAGAATTACTAAACAAATTAAATAATTTATCTAGTCATATTAGATATATTTTTCATTAACTTTTTTTAATGTTATAAATTGCATATTACCTTCATTATTAATAGGATTGAAACAATAAATTTCATCTGATAAATAAATTAGTAATTCTGGTATCCATTCTAAAATTGTTTCATCTGTAATTTGTATCACATCTTGTGTTAATAATTGATAATAAAAATTAATTTTTTCATTATTATCTGATTCAAATAAATGATTTAATTTTTTAATTAAATTTATTTTTTTAATATTAGATTTATCAACACCGGGTATTGATGATGCCCAAATCCATAATTTTGTTTGATATTGATAAATACCATAAAATGTATAATCACCAACTATAATTAATTTGTTATTTTCATAAATACATATTTGTTTTTTACCCGTTTTTTGAAATTCAATCAGATATTTTTTTTTTGGATCTAACATCTTTTTTATTTCTTTATTTTTTTGTTCGTATTTTTTTATAATTTTATCTAATAATGACATTATTATAAAAAAGAAAAAAGAAAATATATAAATTCTATTATATATATATATATAATGGAAAATCAGTTAAAAACTAATAATAATAATATACTTACTCTTGTTATATTAGGTGCATTTGTTTTTTTTATATTTATAATGCCAATATTAGATAAATATAATAATATGCAATTAATAGATAAATATAGTAATATTAAATATATTAAAGATGATAATAATAAAGAAATAGTTAAACTTTCTGATAATAATAATGTTGATAATATAAAACTAGTTAAAATATCTGAAAATAATAATAATAATAATAATAATAATGAAATAGTTAAAATATCTGAAAATAATAAAGACAAAACTAAAATTTATGAAAACAGTTGTTCTCGTGAATGCTGTAAATTTTCACAATGGCCACTTCCACCTGAATTAACAGAAAAAAAATTATTAAAAGAATCAACAGATGATTATATTGGATCTAATATGTCATGTAATGGTGGTGATAAAGGTGGATGTTTATGTTTTAGTAAAGATGATTATAATTATATTTCCCAAAGAGGTGGTAATAATTAGATTTTTATAAAATCACAAAAGTGTGTATTATAATAAAAAAAATAATCTAAACAAATATAATACAATTATATGTTAAATCTTTTAGTTGAAACCAAAAATGAATACACTACACATCTTATAAATATTTTAACACCATTAATTTTTGAAGGATTACAATCTATATACAAAGAAGCACAAAAAATTGCAGATCACGATAATGTACTTAAAATATTTCAATCATTTTTAAAAGGAGTACCTAAATGGAATCAATCAATTATTGAAAAAGAAACTAATCGTATTGTTAATTCATCTCATAGTTATGGTTGGTTAAATGATTTAATCAAAGCAACATTAAAGGCTAATCTTATTGTATTAATATTTAATCCCACAATTAAAACGCAAAATAAAATAGATAATTCATTTTATCAAAATATAAATATTAATGATTTTATTCATAAAGTTTATATTGAATGTGCACGAGATATTTGGAATAATCCATATTTATTATATCATGATTATCCACCAATTGAAATTAAACGTAATCAACGTGATTGTATGAATATTATTAAAGATTGTATACGTGAAGCTATTCGTAAATTACTTCCAGTTAAACATATTTTACAAATTTATCTTGGTGAAGAAATGGAACTTAATAATTTAGATGATAATTTTGAAAAAGCACTGACTGATGCTGAAGAAAAAAATTTATCTAAATTAATTAAAAAAGATTTAGAAAATGATAATAATTTAGAATTAAAATTTAATAATAATAATAACAATAACAGTAATAATTATAATAATAATAATAACATTAACAATAACAATAATAATAATAATTTAATTCAATTACCGGAAAAAATAGATACAATACCAAAAACAATTCAAACTACATCAGATGATAAAACAATTCGTTCTAAAATTCTTAATATTATAAATAATAATTCTGTAACTTCAACTGATATATCTTTATTAATAAAAGAAGATTCTAATATAACAAGTTCTAATTCAGATTCAAAACCAACATCTGAATTTGAAAAAATAAAAAAAGAACAAAAAATTAAACAAGAAACAATTGATGCAAAAATGGAAGAAATAAATAAATTAACAAAAGAAAACAATATTACAGAACCGGAAACAATTGATACAAAAATTAAAAACATTTTAAAAAAAGATTTAATAATGGATACTGATCTTGAAACTAGTTTAAATTATAGTCAAGAAGATAATGATCAAAAATATCTACAAATATTCTCAAACACGACAGCACCAGTACAACTCAATAATAATAATAACAATAATAATAATAACAATAATAAAAATACTAATAAAAAATATTTTAATAATTATTTACAATTTTAATATTAAATATTAAATGCTTCAATAAGTAAATTATTTTTTTTTTGAGTTAATTGTTGTATTTTAATAGTTGGTGATATCATATCTAAAATAGCATATGCTATTGATGAAGTTATACCTATCATTATAATTTCTTTAGTTTGTAAAATAGTTTCTGGAATATATCTTGTAGCTATTACAACTATTAATCCAATTAATATATATTTAGTAAATCTTTCTACATGGGATAAATTAGATTGTTTAATATTATTACAAGTTGTCATATATCTTAATATAGAAATTATTGTTTAAAAATTTTTTTATTTTCTTTATTATTTTAATGACTTTAATTTTAAAACAATTACTTATTATATTAAGTACGTTTTTAATTATAACATGGTTTCAAAACATTGATGATAAAAAATTTAATAAAACTAGAAATACATTTTATGATAAATACAAATTTCCAATACTTATAAGTGCAATAATTGGATTAATAATTAATTTACCAGAATTATTATTAACAAAAGAATCATGTCAAGAAAATATTACAGAGATTTCAATATTAACACCAAATAAACAAGTAATAGAAAAACCAACTAAAATTATAACAGAACAGAAAATATATACTGGTTTACCTGATTTTTAGTTTATTTCATATACATATATTATTGTTAACTTATATTATTATTGACTTATATTATTATTGACTTATATTATTATTGACATATATTATTATTGACTTATATTATTATTGACTTATAGATATACATAAGAACATTGTCTAATTATTGTTTCTTTCATAAAAATTTTTATTCTAATATATTATAATCTAATTCTATTATATTATAATATGTCAACAAAAGAAGTTGGATTTGGAGCAACAAAAATACCAATTAAACCATTTAAAATTAATGAAATGGTTGATCATTGTACAATTGCAATGATAGCAAAACGTGCAACAGGTAAATCATTTTTAACTAGAGAAATTATGTATCAAAAAAAAAATATTGCTGCAGCAATTGCTATCAGTCGAACAGAAAAACTTAATTCATTTTATTCAGAATTTATACCAGATAGTTATATTTATTCAGAATATTCAAGTGATATTTTAGCAAGAATTTATGAAAGACAATCTAAAATAAATGAAGATAATAAAAAAAGAATAAAAGATAAAAAAAAAATAAAGAATGATTCATTAATGTTAATTATGGATGATTGTATGAGTTCTAAAGGTACTTGGCTAAAAGATCCTAATATTCTTGAATTATTTTTTAATGGTAGACATCATCATTTATCATTTATATTAACAATGCAATATTCTGTTGGTATTCCCCCTGAAATGAGATCAAATTTTGATTATATATTTTTATTAGCTGAAGATACTATTTCTAATCGTAAAAGATTATATGAACATTATGCTGGTATGTTTCCAACGTTTGATATTTTTCAACAAGTTTTTAGTGATATAACTGAAAATTATGGAATAATGGTTATTGATAATAGAGTTCATTCAAAAAATTTAACTGATAAAGTATTTTGGTATAAAGCAAAAAATGTACCAACCTTTAAAATAGGTTGTAATAAATTTCATAAATATCACAAAACAGCATATGATAAAGAATGGAATAAAAGACTAGAAGTTTTTAACCCATTAGATCTTGTATCCAAACGAAAAAATTCTATTAGAGTTGCTGTTGAAAAAATAAAATAATAATAAATTAATAATTATTATTTTATTTAATGTTAATGTTAATGTTAATGTTAATGTTAAAAAATGTATTATTATTTTTCATATGAACTATCAATAATTTTAGGTCCTTTTAAATATTCAGATTCACTATTTGCATCAAATAATTTAACCTGTTGAGCTAAATTTTCTATTTGACTATCTAATTCTAATTTACGACTTTCCATATTTTTAATTTGTTCTTCAATTGTTTTAATATTTTGTTCTACTGATTCTTTATCCGTGGAATCATCTAATTTCTTCTCCAATTCTTGTAAATTATCCTTTCGTGTTTGAATATTTTCTAAAACATTTTGACGAACAAGTTCTTGTTTACGTTGTTCATGAAAAACTTTGGCTTTTTCTTGATTTTCAAGATACGATTTCATCATTGTATTTAATTCTGCATTTGCATACTGTGAATCTTTAACAGCTTCTGAATCTGGATTAGGATCAAATGGTAACCACTTTCCCATTTCACCTACAAATACATTAAAATATTGATCAATTGATTGTAGTTTTTTTGCATGTTCACACGCTTCTTCATATGTACTAAATGCACCTCTTAGTTTAATACCAGATAATGATGTTTTATTATCTTTATCAGTTAAAAAACTCATACAAATAAATTTTTGATCTCTTGGTAAAATAGTATCTTCAGTTAAATAATCTACTTTTGACATTATATAATAAATAAAATATTTCTTTATGTCAATTTTATACATATATTATCGTTGACTTATACTTATATTATCGTTGACTTATACTTATATCATCGTTGACTTATACTTATATTATCGTTGACTTATACTTATATTATCGTTGACTTATACTTATATTATCGTTGACTTATACTTATATTATCGTTGACTTATACTTATATTATCGTTGACTTATATTGACTTTACATAAATCTTGTCAGTAACATCTTTTTCATTAAAATCACTATAACCAAACCATATAGAAGGGTTTGAAAACATGTTACTATATATATTACTTGGTTTTAAATCATATATCATTTCATCATATATTTGTATTTTTTTATCTTCTTGTTTTATTAATAATTCTTCAAATAATTCTTGATTACTTTTTGTTGTTTTATTTGATATATAATAAATTAATATTATTACACTTAAAATTATTAAAGCAATAAAATATATCATTTAATTATAATAGATATTATTATAATTAAATTATTTAAATGAACTAATATACTCCCAATTTAAATGTTTACATATTTTTTCCCATATTTGATCATTTTCCATTATTTTGTCAGGATCTTTATGTAATGGAAAACATTCAAATAAATGATCTAATTCGAGTAATTCGCAAAATTTATGAAGTACATACGAATATGATAAAAAATTCTTACGGTCAACTTGTTTAAACATTTCCCATGGTTCTTGTATCTTAAAAAACATTGATATAAATAATTTTTCCATATCACGTGTAATTTTTGGTGGTGGTAAATTATTTAATTTATTAATAATATATGCAACATGTTCATAATAACTATTATAATTTAATTTTTTTAAAATAATTTTCATTTTCTTTTTATTTAATATTGATAAATCTGTTATACGTTTTTTATTAAGTTCTTTAACAATATCAATAAATACTTGTTCTGGAATATCTGGACTTTGTTTGGCTTGAAATTGATTAAGCCATTCACGAAAATGATTTAATCGTCTATATGGACTGTAATCTTTTATTTGTCTATCTTCATCTAATATTATTGTTTCACTATCACCACAACATGGACATATATATGCACTTTCTGACATATCTAATATTTTTTCAATAGTACAATCTTCACAATATTTAATTCTATTTGATCCGTCATCATGAACTACACGGATACCTTCAACACGTTGACAGTATTTTTCAAATAATCCAGCTCTATTTACTGTAGCTACTTCATTATTTAAAGCATTAACATTTTGTTTTTCTTTTTTATTACATAAAAATTCCATTATATTTTTTGTTTCTTTAATAACCGGTTCTTTTTTATCTCTCATTTCATAATAATCAGATATTAAATCACCTGCATTATCATAATAATCCATTTCATCAAAATTTGATTTAATACTATTATATTCTATTTCTAAATTATCTTTTTTATCTAGTAAATTTGCTCTATTTTTAATATCTAATAATGTAAAACTATCTCTGCGTTCATCCATTGCATTAATCTCATTTATTATACTATTTATTTGATTAATTAAATCAGGATTTTCATATTTTTTATCATTAAAATATTTAACCATTTGTCTATGTTTATTATCCAAAGTATTTGATTCTTTTAGTGACACCTGTTTATTTTTTTTATATTTTGATGGCCCATCCGAACCTTGTGTATTTATCATATTATATATATATAATAAATATAAAAAAAGACTTTAAATAAATATATAGATTTATTTTTTAAAAAAATTATTTCATATTTTAGAAAAATATACATATTTATTAATTTATATTTAAAAACTAATAAAAAATATTTAGAAAATATAAATTAAAAATCTATAAAAAGTATTTTTACAAAAAATTTTTAATAAAAAAAATCTATAAAAAATTTAATTAAAAAAAATCTATAAAAAAAAATTTCTAGTTATAAATATATATATAATATGGGTGGTGGTTTAATGCAACTCGTCGCTTACGGCGCACAAGATGTTTACCTTTCCGGTAATCCACAAATTACTTTTTTCAAAGTTGTTTACAGACGTCATACTAACTTTTCGGTTGAACCTATTCAACAGACTTGGAATGGTGCTGCTGATTTTGGTCGCACTGTTACCTGCAACATCAATCGCAATGGTGATCTAATTACTAATATGTATGTTGTTGTTATGTTAAATGCGCAAATAAAAACTGCTGAATGGGGATATGTTAAAAGACTCGGACATGCACTAATTGAAACTGTTAGAATCGAAATTGGTGGTTCTAAAATTGATGAACAATATGGTGATTGGCTTAATATTTGGTATGAGTTAACGCATAAAACTGGACAAGAACGCGGTTATGCTAAAATGATTGGTGATGTTCCTGAATTAACTAACATTAGTTCTCAGGATTTCAATGCACACCAGCTATATATCCCACTTCAGTTTTGGTTCAACCGTAATAACGGATTAGCTCTACCTCTTATTGCTCTTCAATATCACGATGTACGTATTACTCTTAAATATCGTGATTCTGTAAACTGTATTAATTATGTTGGATCTACAAAACCTGTAATTGATAAACTAATGTCTGATTCTTACCTTTTAATTGATTATGTTTATTTAGATTCTGAAGAACGTAAACGATTTGCACAAGCTTCTCATGAATATCTAATTGAACAACTTCAATTTACTGGGTCTGAATCTATTAATGGTAAATCTAGCAAATATCGTTTAAATTTTAATCATCCTTCTAAATATTTAATATGGGCACACCATCTTGGAAAATATAATAACGCCAATAATAAATGGTTAGCATATGCACCAGATGGAAACTGGGAAAATGCACGTGATAAATTTGCTAAAATTATTGCATGTGTAAGTTCGTCTAGTTTTAATATAACTACGAGTAATAATGTTATAACAGGTGTAGGAGATTCTGTAGAAGAAGGCGAATTAGCTGATTTTATTCCTGATGGTGACTTACCTCAACTTTTTTCTACTGATTTAGGATCATTATTACAAAAAGTATCTGTTAAATTTGTCGCACTAACACCAACAAATGCCGTTGGTGATCACGATGGTAATACTGGTACTCCTGATACTAAGTCTCTCACTGCTAATGTTGGATTATTAAACAATGACATTCTTGATAATTTTATTGTAACCAAAAATAATTTAACTATTAGTGATATATCAAATATATTATTACCAAACTTATCAAGCTTATCGGTTGCTCAAAAAACATTTGTAGATAAATTTGCATGCTCTGTTTCCAATTTATTTAATTATGGTGTCAATATTGATGGTAGCAATAATGTTTGCACTAGTGCTAAACTTCAACTTAATGGACATGATCGTTTCCAAGCAAGAGATGGAAACTACTTTAACTATGTTCAACCAGCACAGCACTTTTCTAATACGCCTGCTGATGGTATTAACGTATATTCTTTTGCACTTAAAGCTGAAGATCACCAACCTACTGGAACATGCAATTTCTCCCGTATCGATAATGCCACTCTACAGGTAGATATTGGTACTGATCTTGAAGGTAGTACTAATAATATTTTAAATATTTACACTCAGAACTACAATGTTCTTCGCGTTATGTCGGGTATGGCGGGAACGGCATACAGTAATTAAGCATAATGCTAAAAAATACATCATAATTACATCATATAAACTATAATATAGTTTATATGATATTTTATACATCGTAATATATTTAAATGTAAAATAAAAATTGATTTAAATTATATTTAAAGACATAACTTTTTAATACATTAATATAAAATGTTAATAAAATCAGTTAAAAATCAAGAATATGGACTTTTAGTTAATAAAGTTAAAATTAATATGGAACAAGGTTATATTATTTCACGACTTAAAAATTCAATTCCAGAAAATTTCTATCAAAATACAGATGATAATTTATGGTATTTTAAAAATTATAAAAAAGATATAAAATTAATTGATATATTTTATCCGGATGTTAAGATTCAAAGTATTGAATTTAAAAATAATGATTATAATGATTATTTACCAGATAATATTGTAATTAAATTAAATCAAAAATATGAAAATAGTTTTTTTGAACCAATAAATTATACTATTATAGAAAAAGGTACATCAACACATATAAAAGAAGGTTCATGTGCAGGAGAATATAGAAATATGTATTGGAAAGTAAAAGATAGTGAAAATAAAAAATATTATTTAATGCATATTAAAGATGATATGTATACAAAAATTTCTAAAAGAGATATTAATAAAGTATTAACATTTAGCGGTAATACATTATTACCTAGTTGTGCAAAGCATGACTGTAATACTAATAAATTAAATTATAGACCAACATGGAGATTATTTCAAAATGGATATGTTTGTTGTACAATTAATAATGGTGAGAAATATAAAACATATTATTTACATCAATTAATTATGGATGTTCACAATGAAGATCTAACAAACTATGAAAAAACAGTTGATCATATTAATCAAGATAAATTAGATAATAGACAAACAAATTTAAGACTTGTTAATATGTCTACACAAAATACTAATAAAGGAAA